GTCGGTTACACCATCACCAACAGCACCAAAGTCACCAACACTTACATATTCTCTTAATCTGCTTTCAAATGTTCTGTTAGTTGAAGTTGCGCTATTGGAAATAGCACCAGCAATTCCTGGGCTCCAATCAGAGTAACTATTCTGACTATAGATGATTGTTGCGCCGAGATTCGTAGTATTTGCATTAAATGCAATATTTGAACGTTTATTCGTTGTATTTGCTGTTACACTAATATTAATTGTAGCAGTATTATTAAAGTTTACGTTTGAATTGGCATATACTAGTGAGTTATTTGCATACACAGCAACAAGATTTGCCGCTTCTGCGCCACTTGCACTATTTGCTGCGGCATATGCAGCATTAGCGGTGTCGCGAGCGGTGTTGGCTTGACCATATGCATTATTGCCAGTAGTGCGTGCTGTATTGGCTTGGTCGCGCGCAGAATTTGCTTGATCGTAAGCCGCAGCACCACCACCAGTCGCCGTAAATGCAATGTTTGCATTACCATTTCCAGAATCAGTGATCGAAACTGTAACTGTTGAGGTGTTGACGAAATTTAATTGCTTTTCAGATAAAATTCCTTGATTATTTTGCGAAACGCGAACAGTATCTTTTCCAGTATTTGCGGATTCATATGCATTGTTTGCTTGATTTCTTGCATTATTTGCTTGAGTGTATGCAGTATTCGCTTGATCTCGAGCACTGTTTGCTTGATTGTATGCATTAGCAACACCAGCACCCCCAGCAGCATTTGCAGCTGCATATGCGTTATTGGCTTGAGTATATGCATCAGCTGCCTGAGCGGAAACATTGATTCCACTTGCAGTAAGTAGATTTGCTACATTCAGTTTACTAATTCTAACTTCATCGGCATTCGATGAGATGCTTGCGCCACCAATATAAATGGTGCTATTGCTCAACCATAGATCATTAAATCTGAAATCATTGGCACCAATGTTGTAAGTTACATTCAAATTTGGAACGATGTTTTGAGTAATGAGTGTTGCTGCAATGTTCAAATTGCCAGTCATAGTGTCGCCAGCTTTCAACACTCTATTATTCGCTGCTCCATATGCATCGTTGGCTGTTGTTCTAGCAGTATTTGCCTGATCGCGTGCAGAATTAGCCTGATTTCGAGCAGTGTTCGCTTGATCATATGCTCCACTACCACCACCAGCAGCATTTGCGGCAGCGTATGCATTGTTTGCAGTATCTCGAGCAGTATTTGCCTGATCAAATGCAGTGTTTACCGCAGCGTAAGATGCATTTGCTGTATTTCGAGCAGTATTTGCTTGTGTTCTAGCGGTATTGGCTTGATCACGCGCAGCGTTTGCTTGTCCATAAGAGTCATTTGCAGTTCCGCGCGCAGTGTTTGCTTGATTGTATGCATCACCCACACCACCGAGTGTAGTAAATGCAACGTTTGTGTATCCTGTTCCATTGGCAGTAACGCTGACCGCAATACTTGCCGTATTGATAAAGTTTAAAAAACTCGTATTTGTAGAAGTTCCATTCGCAGCGACGTTGGTATTACCAGTGTCAGAAACAACAAGACCACCTGCTGTGTTACCATCACCAATAAAGACTTTTTTGGTGTCTGTAGTAAAGATTAACTCACCCTCTTCAGGAGTGATTGTCAATCGTTCAGCATTAGTTCCTCTGCGAATTTTAAGAGTCATTTATTGCCCCAATTACGTCAATTCTGCATATGTATTAATTTTCGCCAAATCTACGTTTATATTTAGAGGCGCAGATATAGTTCCAAAATCAAAGTCAACTGATGTCATTATAAAGTATTGAAGTGGATTTGTTATTGTTGTGGTTGTCACGCCGCCAAAATCAAAATCCTCAGAAATACCCTTTTTCAACTGATATGATCCATCAGTAAATAGTATCCCAGCTGTATTTAATTGTAACGGATTTCCCATCTTTTCGCTCTAATTAATTTTTATATTTATTATAATGACCCAACATCAACATATAATGATATTGATGCTTTTTGTATCGCAGTATTTGTAGAAACTTGATTGTTAGCGCAAATTGTAATATCAAAAGAACTGCTACCAGTTCCATTCGAATCTAGATATAATGAATATTGAACGTCTGAACTTAATTGTGTTCTTGTGCCGTTAGTTGGACCACTTCCAACTTGTAGGCTAGATCCACTAAAATTAGTAACGTATACATCATACTCTGAATTTGCTCCTGTTAATAACCAGTCTGCACTCGATGTTCTTACAGTACCTGATACTGATGTAGATTCAAACGTTTGAATTTTCCCATTTGCAAAAATATTAATTCTTGCTTGAGCATTTCCACCACTTCCTGCGTTTGTAGGATCAGTTGCGCTGACAGAATATCCTAAATTTTGTTCTAATTGGACAGGTGGGTGTATTTTTTGCCATGCTGTGCCAGTCCAGATATGAACATTGGCATTTGAGGTTTCTTTCCAAGCACTGCCATCCCAAGTTTTAATTTGGGAAGCAATCGCCCACTTTGATCCATCCCATACTTTAATGCCCATGGATCACCTCAAAACTGAATCCAGATGTCACCTTTGAGGTTGCCACTGGAAGGTGCTGTGGCGGAAACGTACACATTTGCGCTATCATAAGTTGATGTTCTATGGATAAACACATTGGCGAGTAATGGACCTGCTGCGCCTTGTGGACCCTGCGGTCCTTGTGGACCCTGAGGACCAGTAGCACCTTGTGGTCCTTGAGGACCTTGTGGACCTTGTGGACCAGCAACTCCTTGAGGACCCTGTGGTCCTTGTGGACCAGCAGCTCCATTTGATCCTGCTGGACCCTGTGGACCCTGTGGTCCTTGTGGACCAGCAGCTCCATTTGATCCTGCTGGACCTTGTGGACCTTGCGGACCAGTGTTGCCGATTAATCCAGAAGATGGACCAATCCAAGAACCATTGGCTGCAATTACTTTACCATATGCAACAATGTCTAAACTTGCAACATTTGCAACTGATGATGCATTCAATGTTGCAACATTTGCACCAGTTGTCACAGTAAGACGATTGGTTGTAGTGTTTCCGCTTATCGTTGCATCATTAGCAACTGTCAATACAGTGCCACCACCATCTTTTTGAATGGTTAGAGATCCATTGGCAACTGAAAAATCGCCACCATCTTTCACATAATTTGTATTACGGAGCGTGTTTCGGTCTGTGATTAAATTATTTGTGACAACTCGCCACTCATTGAATGTGTTAGTTAAAACAACCGACGAAATATTTGCATTAGCCATTACGGACCTCTAGACTCCAATAATTGAAGTATTTTATCAAGACTTCCTTTAATTTGATGAACATCGTTTTCTAATTTATTTATCGCATTATCTATCTGCTTATCGCGATTCATTCTTTGTTTATATTGAGCATCTTTTCCTAAAATGTTTTTATCAACATTTAAAATAGCCATTGTGCGCATATCACGCACTAAATCTTCTCTATCTTTCACCTTTACTTTCATAATTATCCTGATGGTGTGGCAATTGCTCTGAAGTTTCGAACAGTTGGAACAACTGTTGGATCCGCAGCACTCATCACAATTTTAATTGCATAATACTTAAACGTTCCACCGAGTGGATACACAACGCCATTTTCAACATAAGAAAGAATATTCTTTTCTAAATCTGGTCTAAATTCAAGTTCGATAATTTGATTCTGGTCTGCAGAGAAATTATCTTGAACTTTATTCATTAATTTCCACTTCTTATTTTCAAAATTTTCTTGGTCAGAAGCAGATTTTACTTTATAGTAAACATGGATATTTGTTCCGCGTGGACGATTTGCATCGAGATAAACACGAAGATCACCAGCATCAAATCCATCAGCAAGAGTAATCTGCTTCGTAATATAACGAACCTTCATGTTACCACCAGATGCATTCGTTTCGCCAGCAATAACTGCTGTAGCATTTGACGGTGCGCTTGGTTCTGAAAGAGTGATTGTTGGTGTTGTAATGTATCCTGATCCTGCAGTATCAACAATAATTGTCGCTACACCATTTGATGATAGAGATGAAACATATGCATTTGCAGTTACACCATCTGATAAATCTGGTGCAGAAATTGTTACTATAATATTTGCAGCATTTATATGATTACCGACACTAGTAATACTAATATCTGTATTTGAAATGCTACCATCGTTAATATCGTTTTCGTAACCAACCAAACTAACTCTTTCAATATTAATTAATGGTGACATATCAGAATCAGTGGTGTTCATATCAACACCAGCAATAAATGAGTTCGCATCACCTCTTACAATTCTTCTGCGGCGATTTGAAGTTGCAGTAGAGGTGAGAAGATCAGCACCGAAACTATATTTTGTATTGACTGGAACATAAGTGAATTGAACATCCTGAGTTCCAGAAACGTTATTTGATTTAAATTTAAAATTAGATGATGTTGGTTTATGATTCAAGAGTGTTGTATGCAATAGTAATGAGTCAACGTTAACATTTGCAAACTGATTTCTTGGTTTAAATAAAACGGTTCCACCGCCACTTGTATTAAACACACATTTCTTAATTCGGAACATCAAGTCTTGATTTTGAATTGGTGTCCAGGTTGATGAATTTTGTGATTTAAACAATGATCCAACATATGGTTGAATTGACACACGACGAGGTGGTGTTGACCCTAAAATCGTACCACCAAGTTCAGAAATAAACAAATAGTAATCTGGTGAATCAGAAACAACAACTAATGCGTATTCTGTTTCTGGTTCTAAGTAAACAGGATCATCAAACTTAAAGTTTGTAATGGTGCTTGAATTTGCAGCATCTGGAACTGTTGAAACTTTAACGTCTTTACATTCAACTGTTTTTGCAGCAACCACATTTTGTGTTGGGATACCATTTGAAACAGTTACGATTTGACAGGTTACTGGCAATTGTAGATCTGCTAGAATTGGCTTTCCAGCAAAGAATAAATCAACAGATGATACATAAATTCCATAGTTTGTTTTTGGTGCGCCGTCAATTTGCACAGTCACATTTGGAGTGAAAAATGTTTGTGCAAGTGGATCTCTGCGTGGTTGCGGAACAGGTGGAGGTACAAATACTGGTGGCTGAATAACAGGAGGTGCGCCTGTGGCGTTATATGTTGCCGTCGCGCGCATTGAGAAGAAGTTATTTTGTGCTCCTTCTGTGTCTGTAATTGTGAACACTCGTTCACCAGCTGGGAAACGATTACTTTCTGTTTCTGGAATATTGAAAATACCAGTGATGCGACCAAATTCGTCAATAACATGAGGACCAAATGTGTATTTGGAGTTGGACGTTAGTGATGAGATCGTAGCATTCAGTACAAGTTCATTGTTATTTGTTACAGCAACAATTGTTCTAATTGTGTTTTCACCAGTTCCAGAAGTAATTGTTAGTGTATTACCAACGGCTCCTGCAGAGTTTGCGTGCACAACAATCGATAGTGTGTTCGTTCCATTTGCTGCAGTGTATGCACCTGAAGCATGGGTAAATGAAACAATTTGTGCAGTATTTGAAACATTAGTAGAACTACGAACGTTTCCATTTGCTGGGAAAATATTTCCGCGAATAAATGATACAGCGTTTGATAGAACAGTACTGTTAAGTTTGGAGATAACACTATTAGCAACAGCACCATGTGCATTCATAGTTCCGCTTGATGGAGAAACAGAAAGAATTCCGTTTGCACTATCAAAATATTGAACACGACCCTGGAATGTTGTTACACCACTCACACTTTGCGTAACAATATCATCAACTGCATAATCTGTTGCTGCAAGTGTATTCGCACCAAACGCAACAATGTTAACAGTTAAGAAGTTTTGATTCAGATAAAGAATATTATTAGAACTTGATAGAACTCTTGCAAAAACGTTTGTTGTTATGTCAACAATGCCTTCACCTTGAACAAAAATTCCAGCATTATTTGCATTTGCTAGTTGAAGGCGATTTGATTTTTGAACAAAATTATTTACATTTGTTGAGTCTAGAAAATAGTTTGGGACTTTATCAGGAGTTAATGAGGTTCCAACAAAAACAACCTCATTTGCTCTGATAAATCTTGTCACTAGACTTGGATCATTTGATTGTCTTGTAGGTGTGAACGCATTTGGATCAAACCCCAAATTAAATCCATTTAATCCAAAAATATTTTGGTTAAAAAGTGCTAAATTAAATTCTTCAAACATTCTATTTTCCGTTTAATTGTTAAAGTCTCAATAATCTGCCTTCATTTAATGGAGTTGAAATATCAAAAGAGGTATTAAACCAACTATCGATAGTTGTGAAATTTGGAGCAAATCCAAATGAAGTTGGAACATTCACAAAATTGATTGGATTCAATTGACCCAAAATCGGCACAGTCGGAGATAGTATCGGAACAACTGGAACTGGGCTAATTGGAATTGGTGCTTGTGTTGTTGAGAACCAACTGTCGCTTTGCGGAGTAAGAGTCAATTGACCATCAAATACACCGTACAAGTATGGTTGGACTGAGACATTGGCAGTCGCAGTTGTTTGATCAACAACAACTTCTTCAGTGAAACCAAGAGATATTGTTTTAGAATTTCTCTTTGTGTTCGCACCAATCGTATTCACATCAAGAGGAATTTGCGTTAGATTATTGTATGATGAAAGTGTTCCTTTCTCTAGTGAACACTTGAAGTCTGGATTTAGTGTATCCGCAACGTTGAAGCCAGTGAAATTATCTGCAACAATACCATATTTTTCTTTTTCAGTTGCGTTATCTTCGTAAAGAATTGTTGTGTCTGTTGCTTTCTTTTCTGCAATGTTTAATGCTGTGTAATACTCAATATTTCGAATTCTATTCTCAAGCGATCCAATGTCTCTCATCGTATAACGCTTGTTTTCGACCTTTGTAACAACAATGCTATTAACATTCGCAGTAAACGCAGGAATATCGAGTTTAAACAACGTCATTGCATCTTCAGTGTCAACTGGTGCAAGTGGGAATTTACCAGCAACGCCAGTCAATGTTTTAAATTCACCCTCTGTCGTCAACACCAACTTATCAATTCTTGGAACATAATAAGAATAAGTCATTTCTAATGGTGTATCTGGCATTGAATTGATCATGCCAACAAATGTATATGAATTTACGCTGGCAGCAGTACCAATTTCACGAGTTGGTCTAAAGTCAATTGCATCGCGTAAGTTATACGATGTTCCATCAGAGTTTACAAATGTTGGAATAGATCCATTTGCATACTGAGCCGCAGGATATGAGTCAACGTCAAAATATCCACGAATTGCAGAGGAGTGCTCATAATATTGCAACATCACCACTGTCTGACCGCGTGGAGCATTTGATCCTGGTTTCAAGACAATCTTAGAGTGATCATAGATGCCAAGAGTTTGTCCAGAGTCTAGATAGAATCTATTTGTAACGTCAATTGCATTCGCAACGTTTGGCTGGAATGATGTATTTCCAGAATCATAAATTTTTACGATCTTGAATACGTCAGAGACATAAAGTGAGTTATTTCCACCTGGAGTTTTATTGATTTGACTTGCGTCTGAGAACCAAACAAACCCATTTGAAGAATCGATGTAAACAGTTGCAGCGTCAGTCACTGCAGTACCATTTGTATAAGAATCTGTTGATCTTAATGCAGTAATTGCGGCATTGCCACGAATTGTTTTACTTCTGCGATTATTTGTAGCAGATTCAGAATCATTTACTTTAACTTTTGCATACACATCAGCAGTAAATGTTCCTTTCTCGCCTGTAAACAAAGTAAGTTGCGTTGAGGAATCTCTTCTTACACCTGCTGCGCCAGAACCAGATGGTCCAGTTGCAGCTGTTAAATTAATAATATCTCCGACTGCAACGTTAGTTGCGGTTCCAAGAGACTTAACCATTATAATCAAATTACTATTTGCTGCAGTTGCTGTTAAGAAATTGCCATCAGAACCGTAATCATATGTTTCATTGCCAGAAAGTGTTAAGGCTAATTGACCATTTGAGGTAAATGAACGATCCTCAAACACCTTCATTGCATTGAAATCTGCGTTTACAATTGTGCCATTTGCAACATATGTTTCTGGCAGCATGAACAACAATGTATCGCGATTTGTATCGGATATGATTGTCGCATTTGTAATATCTTTACTGCTATTTGAAACATCCATCGCAACATTCAAACCCTGCTTGTTGCTAGTTGCTTCTACAAGAGCATCGATATCTTTGGTGCTATAAACAAGAGAAACTGTATTGCCGCTTCCAATAGCATTTGTGAAGTTTAGATCTGTGAATGCTGTTCTGCTTGCGCCGTCATAACGTACAATTTTTCTAACATCACCAGCAGATGAATTGCTTGCTCCACCGCTAATTACTCGAACAGTAACATTTGCATATGCATCGTTTAAAACAGAATATGTTGTTGGGAATACAATTGAATTTGCATTCGATGCTGTTGACGCCGCAGTTACTGTATTTGACTCTAGACGAATATCGGTCAAATAAACAAGATACTCAGTTGCGCTATCTCTGCGGAAATTCTTTACACGAGCAGTTCCCATATAAGATGTGTTGTAACCAACTGTTCCAACTGTATTCACGTTGGCTCTTGGAACGCAGTGTAATTCTAATACATCTAGTTTTGCAATATTGAATAGACCATTTGCGGAACCAGAAATGTTGTTTGCATACAAATAATTACCATATTCGATTGATAGATCGTAATCGGTAGATGTATTTGTCGTGAGTGCCTTTGTAACGTTGATTTTTTGAGTTCCTGCGAACTCATACTCAAATCCACGAACGTATGCCTTTCCTGGTTCAATATTGATAATGAAGTTATTACTGCAAGCGGTATTTGCTTCGAGAGAGATACCAAATGGTTTTACTGTGTAGTTACCAGATTCGTCGAACGTTCTTCTTGCGAGAGTTTCTTCTAGTTGTGAATAGATCGGATAACGAACTTGTTTTGTAATTAGTCCGTTTTCAACTCTAAGAAGTTCGAAGAATTTATTATCGTCTACTGAAGTCAAAGAACGTTTTGCAAGATTTAATCTAAACTGATAACGCCATGCACCTGGAGCCTGATAATTAAATGATGTTTGAGCAGGATCTAGAAGATTCGAATCTTCACTCTCATCAACAACACTATCATCGATTTCAAGACCGACTCGATAAGTTGGAGTGTTTCCATATGGATCAAGAACGATCGTTTGTGGACTTACTTTTACGAAATATCCATCGACATAAAATACGCCTTCTTCAATAGAGGCAACGGAACCAGTTCCAACTGCATCAGCAGCAGTCAATTGAGCAAATGTGGTTCCAGAAGATGTCGTTGCTTGAATAACGTTTCCATTAGGGAATTGGTTTCCACGAAGATAACGAACCATAAGAGTTGGTTGCGTTTGCGTTTCATCGACAGCAACAACTCTTGCGCGAATTTTTTCAGTTCCATTTGTATTTGAAACTACTGTATTCGCAAAGTCTGTAGCCTCAACGTCGACGCCATTATAAGTCGTTTGAAGTTTAAGATATTTTGTTTTGGTGTCAAGAGTAATTTGACCGCCGAAAACTGGAGAACCATCTTGGAAGATATGATCACCGAAATTCTTCAATTGATTTTGAAGAATCGATTGAATCTGCGTTAATTCGCGAGCCTGAACCGCATATCCAGGGCGAAACAAAATACGCATGTAATTTTGATCTTTCGCGCCGTTTGTGGCTTCAAAATCGTCATAGTATGGCTCTACATTAAAATCCATCTTTACACCTTAAAATCTGAGCGTAAGTTTAATTTGTTGAGTTTCCGCAGTGGATCTAGAAATATTTGAACTATTTTCAATATATAGTAGTCGCCCTGAGAACTTCTTAACTTCGGGTGCTGTTTCGGTCAAAACCGTTGTAATCGCACCTGATGTATTTCCTATAATCGTTGCTGGAAGCGATAATGATCCAACAACGTTATTAACATAAAGTGTTGAATTTGCACTATCATAATCCTCTACAACCGCAGTATAAGAGGCACCAGATAATGAAGTTCCAACGTAAATCGTTTCTTTTACACTAAATCCTGGTGAAGGAGATGCAGCCAAGAATAGTGCTGTTGTAGTTCTGTAAACTGTATTTTGCGCATAACTTGAATTGGCGAGTAATGGATCTTTTAAAATGCCAATTTGACGATAAGTATTTAATCCATTAATCGGAAGTTTACCGTCTTCATCTCCCTCGATTTCAACGCAAAGCATCAAATTAGATGCACCTAATTCTTGAGCAACATTTGCACCGTGACCACCTGGAGGTCCGATGACTGCAGTTAATGCTCCATTCGCAGTGTTTGCGATTTTATTTGGATCCACTAACGTAAGAGTTGCGCGTGTATAATTATTACCGCCAGAGATAACATTATAGCCAGTAATGTTTCCACCATTTGCAGCGGTTGATGTAATCTTTACAGTAATGTTTGCGTTCGAACCATCACCAGTAATTGTTACGATGTTATAACTATTCGAATTCGCATTCGCATTAAATCCTGCGCCATTAGCAGTAATCTTAATGATATCAAGTCTACCATCAACTGCATTGTTTGTGACGATGTTTTCAGAAACAATCGGCATAAATTGATTGGTAAAGAATTTCTCTTTAAGACCCGCAGGAATCGTATACATATACTTCCAGCGATAACCGTCAGAAGTTTCAATAAATGCATTCTCAGGAAGTTGTCCGTCGATCGCAATCTCAGGCATAATTGTAGAGTTTGCAGAGGAGTTATTAAACAAACACTTAAAGATTTGATCGTTGGAATTTCTTACATAAAACTTATTATCATATGCAACATTTGCAGTATTTCCTTTTGCAAATATTTGAGTATCTTGAGTATATTCAATGTAAACTGTATTTGCTGTCCAATCGACACGAGGAATCACAAGATTCATATCAGCCGCAGTAATTTTCTTCAATCCAATCAGATTGTTCCAATACTGATAGAATGTATTTGCAGTATCAACTGGAGCAGAGGCAGTATCGCTATTTGCCCACTCTGCTTGACGACCAATTCCGATGTAACAATTTGCAAATGTGCCTGAAATGAAACGCTCAAAATTTAAAGCGTTTTGTACACCGAAATTTTTAGTAAAAGTTGCATAACTTGCCATTTTATATCATTTCCCCATTAAGAGAATTTGTCTGTGGTGCTTACAATCTTGTAAACAACATTTTCGAGTTTTGGATAAATCAAGTAAATCAAATTAGCATTTGTTGTTGTAATGCCAACGTTGCTGTTAAGAGTGATTACATTACCTGATATGCTATTGATCGTTTTAACTAAAATGCTATTATTAACATTAATTCTTAACTGATCATCTACGGTTAAAAACGTTGCAATAGCATTCGTATTTCCGCTAATAGTAAGAGTCGCAGCATCAGTTGTTACGTTACCGCGACCTTCTCCAATTATCATACAAGAACTCTCAATATTTAGTGAATTATTACTAACGATTGAAGTGATAACTTTAGAGAATGAACGATAAACATTACCTGAGTTTATGACGATTATATCACTAACGTTAGCAAAAAGATCGAATGATTGACCTGATCCTGTAACATTATTCGATGCAAATGCAACATTACAATTGGTAATTGAAGCATTCGAATTGCTAAACACTGTCGTGACGTTTAGATTTGAGAGTTGATTTACAATCAAATCAGTTTTCACAGTATGAGCGGCTAAGAGAGAAGCACCTGCTGGATGAAGAGTCTCAAGAACAGTTTTACTGTAATCAGTATAAGATGCTTCAGAAATCAACTCATAAGAGAAATTATGGAATTTTCTAGAATCCTGAAGTTTCTTATCAGAACTTAATTGTCCATCTGTATTTAAATAGTACCCATTATAACGAATTAGACCATTCAAGAACTCTGCAGTTGCTCTTGCTCTTCCATCACCATATTTGTATGGGTAAACTTTTCCACTGATATTAGCCGACAGAACAGAGGCATTTACATTTGCTGTTGTAGTTTTATAAACTACAAGATTTTGACCAACGTTTAGTGAACCAGAATAATCGAAAACTCTAATAATATTATTGCCTGGATAATATTCGTCAACAGTTGCTAAAAATGTTGTGCTATTGATATTCGAACCTTGATATACTCTATCATTTTCTATAATTGTTTCACCAACATTTAAGGAAGGAATGAGAATATCATAAATCTTGAGAGAAACGTTAGGTGTATTGATATAATCTGAACCACGATTCAATAGAACAATATCTCGTATCAATCCAATATCACCAGTGACTGGATCTAGTTCTTCACCATCACTTAATAATATTGCTCTCAGAACTGCTCCGCTTCCACCAGAAGATGTGACTGTAATCGTTGGCGGAGATACATATCCTTCACCTCGATTATTAATCGTGACGCCAGTAATCACACCACTTGAAACTGTAAGAGATAGACTTGCACCATACCCAGTTCCGATTACATTGACAGTGTCACCGCTGTTATATCCAGTACCACCATTTAAAACCTCAACATAAGCAATATAGCCCATGGAAGAAATGAGTGGTCTAGAATCTAATAATAATGTTTTTGAAAGAATATTCGATGCAGTAACATCGTTTTCAAATACACGATTTAAAAATACTGTTTTTGTAGCACCATCATAATCGATTACTGTTCTATAATGTTTATCGATAAGAATTCTCCAACCATTATACCAATCATTGGTGCTTGAGAAAGAGGCACCGATTAATTTTATAGAAGCATTTGAAATATTATAAGTGCTAAATGATCCTGGAGCAACTGTAACATAACCATTTAATGTATGAAAATCACCATCATATAATGAAATTACATCAAGAGAAGGATCTTCTTCGAAAAACGATCCACCATTTGGAACAGTGACAGTTAAAATTGGATAAACATTTAATGTTTCAAATGATAATGCGTCTTGCAGCGTAGTATTTGCATTTGCAGAAGCAATATTATCAAATGCATAATTTGCAGAATTTAACAAGGTGTTTGCTTTTAGAACAATATTATCAACTGCATATGATAACTGAATATTATTTGCTGTATCAACTGATGCAACAATTACATTTGCCCCAACTCCATTTGCTGAAACAATATCAATTAAAGAATTTGGGAATGTTCTAAATCCATAACCACGTTTAATTACAGTGACAGAATCAATACCGCCAACAGTAACATTACCAACTTGTGCAACTGCTTTTGTTTTCGTTGGAGAAGTTGTATCTAATCCACCATTAATTACAACAGGATCGCCTGTAAGATATCTTGTTCCTCGGCGATTAGAATTAATTCGAATATTCGAAAGTGCGCCTATAATCTTCTCAGAAAACGTTTGCGTTACACCATTTCCATCAACATATTCAATTTCTAAAAATTCGCCGTTTTGAAACAAGCGATTTACATTTGAAACATAAATTTCAATGATCTCATTGCCTGTAGTTTTATCGATAGTTCTGAATGCACTCTCAACAATACAGCTGGCGCGTGAAATGCTACCGTAACCCTTTCGTTTTTCAATCAAATTTAAGTTTAAAGATAGATTTGCGCTGCTAAGACTCAATCTAAATGCTTGCGGTAACACCCATTTACCATCGGAAACCTTTAAAATTTGTAATTTTGGGAAAAATACTTGTAAATCTGTATTATAGAGGACTTTGAACAAGAATTCAAATGATTCAGGTGTGCCTTTTTTCGCATAAAAGTCGCGAGCAGCCTTTATAATTCTTTCTGTTGATAGTTCAGTACTATCAGGAAACGAAGGAATGATCTTATTCTTAAAATATTGTAAAAAAGACTCTCTTGCAGCATCAACATCATAATTATCTGAAAATCTTTTTAGTTCATACACTGGTTGATTTGGTGTTTCAAGAAATTCGTAGTATTTTTGTAAAAATTCAACAAAAATAGGGTGATCCTGACGAATAAACTCAGGCAACTGCCATTTAACGAGTGTTGATAATCTTTCTTGTGATGACATATTAGGTCGTTACTGGTATAACTTCAACGGTGATTGCTGCCGAGTCGTCTTGATCAACTGTAATAATTGAACTTCTTGTTGAACTGAACAAATTATTCTCTGGCATTGCGTAAAATTTGATAACTTTCAGTGAATTTTTAATATCCAATGGAGCAAAATTCTGCAAAGTGATAGTTCCAGTTGAATAATCAACTGTTGCAGCATCTTCAGACAAAATTACTTTAATTTGATTGTCGTCAAAATAGTAGGTACGCAATTTACCAACTGAATTTTGAATTACTGCTTGTAAAATAACACTTGTTAACTCTGCGCCGTCAGTGTCATATGCCTTAACCGCAGCTGTTGAGTATTCGCTACCAGCATTAGTCACATTTACAGAAGTGATTTTACCATTTGTGATGACTGCAGTAGCGTTTGCACCGAATCCGTCACCTGTAATTCTAATTGTTGGCGCAACTGTAAACCCAGATCCACCTGATTTGATCAATACTGATGAGATTCCAGTTGAAGATTGCGGCACTTCTTCAAAAAACACTTCTCTAATATTATCTTCATTATCATAAGCAGTAAATGCTGGCGTTGATTTGATACGATTCACATTAGTTGACTTCTTTAATGGTGTGTAGAAGTTTAAAACATAGTTTTTTGGTGATGCAGACAATGTTGGCTCTAATCTTTTTTCAATTGTAACGTCAATTTCATTACTTAGAATTGCAGTTTCGATATTATCAACTTCTCGCGTTAATCGTGAGACTTTAAAATAAGAGTTGAAGTTGTCTAAATTTGTATTTGCAAAGTTATAAACTGCAGTTTTCACTGAACTTGCAATCTGTCCAGGTGTTTTCGTCGTTGCAGTTGGATCATATGTGACTTTGACTGCCAAATTTAAGAAATTATAATCAGGATCAACAAATTCTGGAGTTACAGTTACAATACTCAGAGGCGCAACAACACTGTTTAAAATGAATTGCTTTTCTGTTGTGGTAATTTCATAACCAGAAGCAGGTTTTGCAGAAACAAAAACCTTTCCATAAACAGGTGGATCATTTTCTTCACCGCCCCAAACGTTCACGGCTTCAAGTGATGGATAATCTCTTTGAATCAGCGAGATATAATCTGTTTTTGTGACTGCGCGATTTCTAGTTGCAAATACTTTTGGTGCTGTAAACTTGATGCTGTTCAAAGATTCAGCAGCTGTTCCACCTTGCGCAACATCATTTACAACAACTGTTCCGCTAGTAAGAGTGCCAACAGCATCAACAAGAGTAAATTGATTTGTTTTGTTTGATGCTGCGCCTTTACTTCTAACATAACTCATGATAACTAAATTGCTATCTGATAGTTTTCTACCTAAAATATTATCACCAAAATAAATTTGATACTTTCCACCTTGTGTTTCATCGAGGTAATATACTGCAGAGTTTGCAGAAACTTCAGTTGCATCTGTTGCAAGCGTATAAGTCGTTTGTGTTAGATCAACAGATGAATTTTGAACAATAACCTCAAGCGTTGATGTATCAATATCTTCATCTGGAATTTCAAATAATTGTTGAGGGTTGTTTTGCTCGTTATAAGTTAAAACAATATTGACTGGACGACCCTCAGTAATTTCTAGATTTGAGAAAGTAAACGCAGTGTTTGATTTTGTGATAGTTTGCTCATTTAGAGTCACATATGTGAAGTTCACTCCATTAATCGCAACACCAGAAAATCTTGTGAATCTAGGAATTGTTAATGAAGTCAAGTTTGCAACAGCAGCGTTGTTCGCTTGAGTGAATATAAGATTTACGTTTGCCTTTGAACTTGTAACTGATCTTGGTGTATAACCGAGCATCTTGGCGTGTGAAACGACTGCGTCGCGAAGTGATGCCGTGTCTAAGAATGCTTCATTGGCAATCATGTTGGCATAGAAAGCCATATAATGCGTATTATAGGCTAATAGATCGATAAGATTCGAAAGACCAGAACCTTCAAAATCATAGTCTGAAAAGGTTGTTTGAGATCTTAGAAAATCCTTTAGATTGGCTTTAATTGTATTAAAGTCAGGATTTGAAACAATTAATTTATTTTCTAAATTTGCAGCCATTATCTCAACCTATTAAGAAACAGTGTAGTTCTGAGTGGTGCGGTAGAGTTTGTTGTAAAGAATGTAAGCGTGACTTCGTAACTATTTCTATCATAGTCAGCAACCACCTGAATATCTCTAACAGTCACTCTTGGTTCGTAATTTTTTATTAATACCATCAATTCTTTTTGAAGAATCGATCCTGTAATCGGGTCTAATGGTTCGAAAAGCATGGCGCGAATATTGCTACCAAGTTTTGGATTAAATGGTCTTTCGTAAAAGTTCGTATAAACTAAATTTTTAAGAGAGGCAATAATCGCATTAGTTCCTGTTTTACGAGCAACATCTTTCGTTACGGGATGTTTCGTAAAATTTAGATCTAGATCTGAAAATGCTCTTTCTTCAGCCGACATTTGTTTCTCTTTTTATGATTCTATATTTATATTAAACTTTTGACGGTCTAAAAATACCAATCAATGTGCCGTCTCCAGGAGAAACGTATCCATTTTGCCAAGATATACTGACGTCGCCTTGAGATGGATTGATTTTCGGAGTGCCGAAGGAACTTCTCTTTTTCTGATTTCCACCAACAAACGAGAGTGCTCCATTGTTATTCGAATACACGAAACTGACGTGACTATATCTCCAGAGTGCGATGTCTCCTGGCTGAGCCTGTCTCGGATCAAGAATTTGTGTAACTCTATAATCACTTAATCGATCTCGAACGTCGAAGGCTCGAGCAGTTTGCACATATCGATATCCATTTTGTTTCAATCCATAGTTCACGAAACCCATACACCATGAAGTTTGGTCTGTATTCCATGGCGATTTTGTTCCAAATCCAAGATCTTTCCAAATTCCTAAGATGTTTGGATTCGAATCGGCTCCAGCCATTCCTGTTTCTAACCAGTATCCATCTGAATTGGTTTTAGAGAGTTGCTCATCGAGCCAAGACTTGAGGTCTGATCCATCTGTGAGTGTAGGATTTAGTGGATTTAATAAACTTTCACCGACTCCACTTGTATCTGGAGTTCCAATATAATTTGGTTTTACATCACCGCGATCTGCATCTTCGTTATAGAATGCATTTGGATTCTTGATATATTCGATGACTTGATTGTTAATTTCCTCTGCACGATCAACAGGAATTCGAACGCTCGGACTCTTTTCGAAGAATACTGGAGGGTCATTATATTCCAATACTTCGAGCGGATCACCAAGTCCAGTTGGAGATGCAGGTATCGCAGGACCTGCAGGAACTCCAGGAACTGGAACACCAGTGACTGGCGATGGTGGGAATGGAGACATAGTTTGCAACGGAGCAACGAGTTTAGCACCAATACCCACAACAGTTCCCTGTAAATTGAGTAGTCCAGCGGATGTAAGTGAAACAACTGCTCCGTTCAATCCTACGGTCGCTGCTGTCATTGCAGCGGTTCCAGCAGCCAGAACATTAAATTGAGCACCTGCTTGAATACTTACTGCACCACCACCCCGAACTGCTACGAAACCACCAGCAGTCACAGAAATGTCAATACCAGCAGTCAGGGTAGTTCCAACCTCAGAGAGAATTGAGACTTCGCCACCTTGCAATGCAACTGCGCCCTCGCCAACCAAGAATACACCACCGTCTTCATCATCACCATTGCCAGTGATATACACACCTTTATTCGCAAGTTGATTAATATAGTTGCCTGCTTCTAAATTAATATTATCAGCCTTCACATTAAAGTCGCCGCCAACTGTGTAGTTTACACTACCAGCAATATTTGCATTCACGTCATTGTGGGCTTCAAGATTAACATGCCCAAAGACCTTCATGTTTACATTCGATTCAACTGTGAGATTTACACGACCTTTAATATAAACGTGATCGTCAGAGAAAATGATCTTATAATTATTCTTTACAATCTTTTCGACTTTAGTTCCAGAAGGATAGATTTCTTGAAAAGTTCCAGAGCGGTGAGCAATATGTACACGCTCAGAACCAGGAGTATCATCGAACTCCATCACGTGACCAGATTCAGTTTCCCAAACTTTATTAAATGGATATTCTGCATCATAAGCAGGATCAGGTTCTTTCCAAGTATCTGTCTCAGAAATTGGAACAGTGACATTTCCATTCTTTTTCGAAAGAAGAACTGTATCATCTACTTGTTCATTGCGAACAAGTGGACTGTTTGTTGGGAATCCAATTTGAAGCGCAGATGGGTTTCTTAGAGCCGCTAATTGCTCTTCATCCGTAACTTCCTCAATTGTGGCTCCAGTGCCATCTTGTTCATAAGCCACACCAAGTGGTCTTTTTGGAGATGCAGCAATCTCTGCTGGAGATCTAAGATCAGCAAAACCTTGATTCGGATCTGTCATTTCTTGCGGAATGCCAGGAACGATTCCCATCATTACTGGCTGTTGCGCATAAGATCCATCAATAAAGAAACCGAAAACATAATCGCCTTCTTTTGGCGTTGAGAATGTTTGATTGTTGACCGCATGAACTGGAAGAGCCCATGGAAGATCTGCAGATGGAATATCAGTTAAATTGGCACTATGAGTGCCAAATATTCTTACTTGACAGCGACCAAGTAGTAATGGATCATTGCGGTTTTCTACAACGCCAAACCACCATTGAAATCCATCTAAACCAATAAAATCTTTACGAAATTTACTCATGATGTTTTAGCAGATGTTAATAATTGAGAATCATCAGCAACAGCAGATGGGAATGGTTGCAATACAGAATCTTTACATAATTCAAGATAGCAGATATATTTATTGTTAACTATTCGATGTCTTACTGCCGTTACAAGAAATCTTCCTGCTTTGTATGGATCAACTTGCGTTTCTTCAACTTCATTGATTGGTTGAAGAAATGGAAAATCGACGTTTATAACTTGACCTGCTTCATATGAAGTATCACCAGCAATTGTTACATGCATTTTATAGTGATTCAATAAAGACAATTGATGCGCTCTTTGCAAAAGAATTTTATCAATTAATCCACCCTTAATATTTAAAAAGTATCTTTGATATGCAGAACCATCAATGAGCGTACTATTAAATCGATTTTTTGCATCATTCATTGGCAAAAATTGATTTAACAATGGAATTGGAGTTGTAATAACTGGATCTGAAGGAGTAACTTCATATTTTTGCTGCAGTAAATCCATCTTGATCATTGAAGATGAATATCCGCCTGTTGATAGTGTTTGAAGAACATTAAACAATTGTGAGATATTAAAATCGCTTATATAATTTCCCGCAGCTAAAGATTCTTCCTCACCTACCACATTTTGTGGACGCAAATAAATGGTTCGAGCATCATTTTGATTGAATAACGTTTCTAAACTTACAAATTTAAATCCCGATAAAGATTCATAACACAAAAATGCAGATGTGATATTGTTGTTAAACGAGAATGCACAAAGCATATTCATCGCTTCAAATGGTTTCATATTCGGAACGATAAAATCATCATGAGGAACTAGCGTCTTTTCAATAGTAATTCTTTCTGGGCTCACACCCAAATAATTTCCAAGTATGTCTGCCGCCACATCAGAATTGTAAAATCCTTTGTACGATTTTGAGATTCGAATTTGATGATCGAGCAAGAACTCCTCGGAACAGAAATCGATTCTATAAGTGATTGTAGAAAGATTGTTCTTTAAAGTAACATCAGAAATTTTATAAATTCTAAACGTTTTTTCGTAAGGGATTGATGTTTCTGTTTTAATAAAATTGATGTATAAAAATTCTGTTCCAGACAAACACAATCTAGACAATTGATTTGTAGCATCTTTTACAAGTAGATGCCCAGATATTGTTGTATTATAAATGCTTTCGTAGATACTGAAATCTTCAACAAGAAACTTAATGTCTTTGAGTTCTACTGTGCCGATTGCTGGGCTGACAATAGAGATCGAAACAATATCAAAAATTGTTGTTTCAACATTTGTAGCCATATTATGATCTCATCAATTTCTTTAATTCATTCTCAATCGTAGGAACAAAATTTGGTTTTATAATAATTATGTTTCGCTTCTCTTCATTTTGAGTGATTTCATGATCATAGTAAGAAACTGGAGCAACTGTTGTCTCGATTGTAAGTGTTGTTCCATCAACTAACGTATAACTATTTGAGTATGATGTATTTGTGTTTCTTGCGATAACTGTATTCGTGTTCCAGTTATAATCACTTGTTGTGACTTTATATTTCGTTGTCGTTTTTACAGAATCTGAGTTATTATATGATATTTCTGTTACTTGATAATAATTTGTCGTGTTGCTTGCCCAATTAAATCCATCATTGTTGTATGTGATGCCAACGACTTTGTGTGTAACGTTTGATGAAACACCAGTCACATTCGCAGCATTTGCAAACACTTGATTTGGGAATTTGATCGTAAGAGTTTTTGCAGTTCCATTATAAGCAACAACTGTTGCGGTACAATCGGCTTTATCGAGAGAACTTCCCTGATAAACTGTTTCACCAACTGTATAACTCACATTATATGTTTCGGATGGATTGAGCGAAAGGGTTACTGAACTGTACTTCTTAGAAATATAATCGTCTAATTGACGGGAGCCCAAAACCCAATCGTACTGAGGATCAGTTATATTGTTCGATAAAAGAATAATCCAATGTTTTTGAGGATCTTTATAAATCTTATTTGCAATATCTTCTGGTCGTTCACCATCTTTTACAGAATAATTATAAAAAATACTCGTATTATTAATAGTTTCCGAAAGAAAATTAACTTTTGCAATAATATTAGTAACAGCCTTTGGATTTGCAACTCCAAGAGATGTCGAATATAATATTTTTGGAAAATTGACAAAATATGGCATCTATTAGTATCCGTTCTGAATATCTGATTTCGTAAGAATTGTTGTTTCTGTAAACGTCAATTGTACACGTGTTTCAATAGGTTGAAAATCCTCGTAAGCAGCGAACATTCCCTGCGGAGCATAATCGACATCGATGTTGCTCAATACGCATTTAGCAATTCTCGGAAGTTTACTGTTTATATACGATGCACTTTCTGTCAATACAGCGAATTCAATTTCAAATTGCGAAGGTGGAATAAAATAGCGAGAATTTCTTTGTGTTGAATCTTCTGGCGTTTCAAAATTTGGAGCAGCATGATAGCGTAATGTTCGAACAATACTTTCTACTGTCGCTGCCTCTTTTCGATTTCTCGGAACAAATCTAAATGTAAACACAAACTCTCTATTTTTCGCACCTCTATATAAAACTTGAAGTTGCGGATTAAGAGCATAACCTTGATTATACAGTGCTAAATCAACAATGTTTTGTCCGAGCAATGAAATCGGTCCGACTCGAGCACCCTCTGCGAGTCTTGCCGCAATTTCAGTTCCACTTCCAAGAGCAATTGCGCCGAGATTTCCTAATGCGTCAGTAACTGAAACAGCGTCATAATCTTGACGATCAACGAAATTCATACCTTCTGGCATATACAAATTAATGTATGCGAGAGTATCTGTAGTCACTGCACCACTCTGAAGAAACCCACCTTCTAATCCTTCAGCAAAAGTTCCAGCAGCACCTAATTGAACGGCAGAGGTGGCAGCACCACCTAAAGCACCAGCAATTCCAGATAATTTAGTATTTTTTGAGAATTCAGAAATTACACTCAAAGCACCTGCAGCAAGTCCAGCAGCACCAACTGCTAATCCAGCCCTCAAATTAAACACATCTGCGTTGATTTTTCCTTCTTGGGATGCTTTATATGAATAGTCAAAAGAATTTGGGGTAATTACAGGAATAGCAGCATTGTCATTTACTTGTCGGAATACTGTAATTCTCATCGCATATTTTAATTGAGGGTCTCTGCCAAGATTCTCTGGATACGTCAATTTTGGAATTTCATCATTAACTTCCAATACAGCCAAAGGTCCGTCGCCATCATTTACAACCTCAATAACTCCCTCAAGAGAAGTTTGAGTTGCTGTTGCTGGTGCTAATGTACTTGGGATAGATTGTGAAACTGAAGTTGTATCGACGCTTAAAGGCTCAGCCATTAGAAGTTCCTATAAATAAATGATGGCTTACAGTGGCAAATTTAATCCTAAAAATACCAATAAATATTTAGGTGATCCGACGAACATCTGGTATAGATCGTTATGGGAACGCCGAGTAATGGTGCATTTGGATACCAACTCAAGTGTGATTGAGTGGTCGAACGAAGAAATTGTCATTCCATATTTATCGCCTGTGGATAATCGTTGGCATCGTTATTTCCCAGACTTTTTTGTGCGAATTCGAAATAAAAACAATGTTGTTGAGTCGATGATTTTAGAGGTGAAGCCAAAAAGCCAAGCAAAACCTCCTGTGAAAAAATCTAAGATAACTCGAAGATATATCACCGAAGTTATGAATTGGGGAGTAAATGAGGCTAAATGGAAAGCAGCAGTCGAGTATTGTAAAGATAGGAATTGGACTTTTAAGGTTATTACAGAAGAAGATATAGGAATATAATGCCATCATTATTTGATAAAATTAGTAAAGAAATGAACGCTGCTGGTATTCGCCCAAGATCAGATGCAGCGAGAAGTTGGCTTTTTGGTAAAATAAAACAACTTAAAATTCCCACAAATCGATCTAATCTTTTAAACGATGCATCGAGAGTCTCTCCGATGGCTTTTGTGGGAAGAATGTATTTCTATAATTACGATCCGAAATATAAAGAAGTTCTTCCAGTTTACGATAAATTTCCTCTCGTCATTCCGATGGAAACCTACTCTGATGGATTCTTAGGATTAAACCTTCATTATCTAGACCCATATAGCCGACTTGCGCTTCTAGACAGATTGCACGATTTTATAAACAACGATAAATATGACGAAACGACAAGATTTAGATTATCATATCGTTTATTGTCTAGTTCGAGAAGATTTAAATTAATTGAGCCTTGTATAAAAAGATATCTCTATCAGCACATTATGTCACCGATCATTTATATCGAACCAAGCCAATGGGAAACAGCGATTTTCTTACCAACAGAAAAGATGGTGTATAAAACGTAATGGCAGAACAAAGACCAATATCTCAGGCAATTGTTACAGATACCGTCGGATTGACTGCAGGTACACCTGAACAACAACAGGATTCGCTAAACGATTTTAATTCAACTGCTGGAGAAAATTTAGAAACTGTAAATGGGCTTGTAGAGGTTCCAATTACATCTGGCAGAGACAAATCTTTTACCAGCATATCTGGATTTCTTGCAAAAAATCAAGTCACTGGTTTCTCTAGATCTAATCGATTCTTAGTCAATTTTAACATTGAAAATCTCGCAATACTTCAAAATTTAACCTATGAAGATCTTGCAAACGTATTGAGTTTTAAATGCGAACAGGCAGAATTTCCTGGCAGAGAGTTTATGACGACGGATGCTCACATCTATGGACCGACTTATAAGTCGCCAAATATGAGTGCTTATGGTGATGTGAATTTAACTTTGCTTTGCGATAACAATTTAATTCAAAAACAATTCTTTCAATTGTGGATGACCATCATCAATAACGATGGTTCTTTTGATTTTAAATATCGCGATGATTACGTTTGTAAAGTTAACATCACTCAATTTAATGAGTTGAACGATGCTACATTTGAGTGTACATTGTTCGAAGCATATCCAGTTTCAGTGGCTCCAATTCAAACAAGTTGGGCTGACGATACAATCAATAGATTACAAGTTACACTCACATATCGATATTGGAATTCAAAAGTGTATAAAACTCAAGATTATGGTAATTACGAATTGCTAAGAAATAGACACATTCGAAATATCGAGGAAAACAGATTAAATGCTGCCGTTTCGACTCAGCAAGGTTTCTTCGAAGAAAATAATCGTGAACACTTGAGAAAAATTGCTCGTGCTAATGAAGAAAGTAGAAGTAACTTTCAAAAGGTTATTGCTGGAGTTGCTGACGCTAATATTATTGAGGAATAGTTATGGCTTTACCAAAAATTGATTTGCCAATTTATAGTGTGCATCTGAAATCAGAGAATAAAGATCTACGATTCAGACCATTTGTTGTAAAAGAAGAAAAACTTCTGATCATGGCTCTTGAATCGAACGATTATAAACAAATCGTTGATACGATCAAGCAAGTGATCAACAATTGTCTAGTTGACGAGATTGATTTGGATAAACTTCCGATGTTTGAAGTTGAAAATATCTTTCTCAATCTTCGTGCAAGATCGATGGGTGAAAAGGTAGAAATTACCTATATCTGTCAAAATGTAGTCGAAGATAAAAAATGTGGGTATGAGATGGATCTAGAAGTTGATCTTCTCAACGTTGCAGCAAAAATGACAGAGGTGAATCCATTAGTTTACTTGACAAATGAAATTGGAATTAAATTGAAATATCCGACGTTTGAAACTGCGCAAAATCTTAAACTTCAAACCAATTCTTCCGATGTAGTTGTAAAGATTATCAAGGATTGCACTGAATTTGTTTTTGATACAGAACAAACTTATCCAGTAACGGATATTTCAGATAAAGATTTCAATGACTTTATTGATAATTTATCTCAAGATCAATACAAAAAGATTTTGCAGTTTTTTGAGAGTGCACCAAAACTTCATTATACTGGTAAGATTACTTGCGGTAGATGTAGCAAAGAACACGATGTTGTCTTGGAGGGTATTCTCGATTTTTTCGAATAATGCTTCGTGAAGAGAGTTTGAGGAATTACTTCCTCAATAATTTCTCGTTAATGCAGTATCATAACTATTCATTACATGAACTAGAATCGATGCTGCCTTGGGAAAGAAAAACGTATATTTCTCTAGTCGCGAAGCATGTTGAAGAAGAAAATGAGAAATTAAAACAGCAGAAAGAAAAACAATCTGCAGATAGAGCGGTAAAGAAAAGAATAAGAAATGGATAAACTAACCGAAAAGCAAATTCAAGATTTAATTGAAAAGCAACTCAAATCTTCTAAAGGATTAGAGGACGCTTATTCTCCAGAATCTCAAAAAGAATTTAGCAAGTATTCTGGAACTAGAGAACAATTTAAACAAGAAAGAAAACTTCGCCAGATTACAACAGGAAGAAAAGATACAACAACCTCTCAAGTATTAAGAGTTATAACTGCAGCAGTTTTTGGGAACGAAGATTTAACTGATGCTGTGCGTTCAAGATTCCAAGAGAGATATACAAAAGAAGAGATTGAAGACGCAAAGAAAACATTGCGAGAAGAGTTTGGTATTAAGGAAAAGAAAGGCGGCGATGCTGCAGTAAAACGATTTAAGAATATCATCAAGAAAGAAATTGATCCGATCAAAGACTCAATCTTCGGTATTTCTGAAGTGGTGAATCGAGTTGGTTCTGATGTGAAAGAAATGAGACAAAAATTCGATACATTGAATGATCGTTTCAAATCAATGACGAATACAGTTACTCAGATATTTGGAATCATTTCTGCTCGTAATAGTGAATTGAATAATGCCTCTGAAAGAATGAAGCCAATTACTGTAAGTGGTGAAGAGGGGCAGGAATATCTTTATTATCCAGACGCTCCTCCTGGTAGACAACTCTATGAAAAGAGCAAAACAGGAACTGCTGGAAGAATCGCAAGCAAAAAAGTTCAACGTGAGTTAAAGTCTGAACTCAAACGATTAAATCGAGAAGAAAATTTAAAGCCAATTCGCGCAAGCACAGGCGATGAATCTGTTGACAGTATTGTCGATAGAATTAAAGTATTGCTTGAAGAAGAAAGCATGTTTCGTAAAAGAGACATGGAAGAACTTTATAGAAATCTTTTAGAAACGCTAGAAAAAAGAGAATCAGCAAAACTCAAACCAGCAACTGCCTCTGTTTTTGATTTAGAGTCAGACGAACAACAACGAGCATTAACAAAAGCACTTGAAAAAGCACTTGAAGAAATTATTGCAAAAAATCCAGATTTATTTAAATCATCAAGCAGTTTTCTCCCAACACCAACAGTAAACCCAGACATTCCAGGTAAAACGCAAAAGCCAGGAACACCAAACAAAGGACCAAATGCACCCGATACAGGGAAGAAAGGTGTCTTGGGTAAACTAAAAGATTTTGCATTACCAGCCCTTGCCACATTAAGTGGCTATGGCAAAGGTGCTGCAGCTGCATTAACATCAACAGCAGCACTGGCGGCAGCAGGTGCTGTTGCTGCAGGTGGTTCCATTTTTGCTGGAATAGATTATGGATTAAAGGAATCTGGAAACAAAGCGATTAAGAATATTTCAAAGGGATCTGCTCAGGACATTGCCACTGCAATCACTGTTCCAAAATATGGTCCTTACACTTTACAAGAATTGGAGAAGATGGCTGCTGAGGATCCAGTTCTCAAAGAGAAATTAGATCAAGCAAAGGTTATTGCAGGGATCGTTAAAACACCTAGACCTGTACAAATGACTTTGTCACCACCAAAAGATAATACTGGTCAACAAATTGTAGATCAGAATCAAAAGCGCATTGAAATTCAAAATGCTGAACGAGTTGAAATTCCTTCACAAACTGTGAACAACATTAATAGCACTCAAGTGATACCAGTACCATCAACAAAGAAAACGATTGAAGTTCATAATCAAGAAAATACATTCAATCGCTTATTGGCTCAAGAGTTTGATCATCCCGCCACATACGCTAGTATGAACATGGGATAAAAAAAGGGGGACCGAAGTCCCCCTGAAAACATCTACGGTTTTCTAATCGAAATTACTCAGCAGCAAGTTTCTCGAAGAACGCCATATCGTCATCATCGACGCTGACGCTCTCAGCAGTTACTTTCTTGGCTGGAGCAGAGCGAATGACAGGAGCGGCTGCTTCCTCATCATCAACTCGCTTGGCAGTTGCACCAGCAACGCCACCAGCACCAAGAACCTTGTCCAACTTCGCTTTAAGTTCATCATAGGTCTTGAAGTTTTCAGGCTTCAAGAAATCCTTGAGTGAATGAGCCGACTTCCAAACCTGCTCAATTTTCGCATCTTCACCATTGTACAATGCAGCAGGAGCCTCAAACTCCGACTTGTCATAGTTACGATAGCCTTCGACGTTCCGAATCTTGACCTTAAAGTTTGCACCCTTCCAGAAGTCAAACGGATTCATTGGAGTCTCATCAGCAAACTGCGGCTCAAGTTGCTCCTTGATCTTGTCGAAAATCTTCTTTCCGAACTTGAACAAGAAAACCTTGCCTTCATTTTGCGGACGCTTGGCGTCAGAGATAACAAGAACGTTTGCAATGTAAGTCAACTTGCGCTTTTGTTTGCGAGCAATTTCTTTGTTTGCTTCGATACCTGAGTTCCACAGAACAGTGTTGTACTCAGAAACAGGATCGGTCTTGCCAAG